AGGTGGAGTCGGCCCGCGATCGTATGCGGAACATCCGGCCTGCCTGATGCCTTGGGTTCCCTTGTCGGATGATGATTTCCCGACGCTTGGGTGGCTTGTTGCGGATCAGATGACGGAGTATCTGGGTCGACCGGATGCTGGTGATGATGACCAGGATGCTGCGTTTGTTCCTACGGTGGAGCAGCAGGAGATTCTGAACGAGTTGTACCGGCTGGACCCTGTTTCTGGGCGCCGGGTGAAGCATCGTGCGGTGATTCAGCGGCCTCGTGGTTGGGGGAAGTCGCCGTTTGTTGGCGGCATCATGATCGCTGAGGCGCTGTTCGATGTTGTGCCTGATGGGTGGGACTCTGAGGGTCAGCCTGTGGCGCGCCCGTGGTCGTCGATCCGTACCCCGTATGTTGCTGTGGCTGCTGTCACTGAGGAGCAGACCCGTAACACGTGGGGTCCGTTGCTCGAGATGCTTCGCAACGGTTCCGCGGTTGATGAGTTCGATGTCGATCCGATGGATTCGTTTGTGGCGTTGCGTCGCGGCCGGATTGTGCCGATTACGGCTTCCCCGACGTCGATCAAGGGTTTCAAGGCTGTGGCCGCGTCTCTGGATCAGACTGAGACGTGGGTTCCCGGTAACTCGGGTGTGAAGCTTGCGCAGACCCTCCGCAACAACGCTACGAAGCTCGGTGGTGTGACCATTGAGACGCCGAACGCGTTCACCCCGGGTGAGCGGTCGGTCGCTGAGGGTTCCGCGAAGTTCTGGGAGCAGATCAAGTCCAAGAAGTTCAAGAATCTCGAGGACGTTCAGAGCCTCTTCTACACGCACCGGGAAGCGCCGGCCACTACGGACGTCGGGGACCGGGATTCGCTCGTCAGCGGGCTTCGTGTGGCTTATGGTGATGCCGCAGCGGGTGGGTGTGCACTGCACGACCCGCCCTGCATGGATGGCTGGGTGGATCTGCACCGCGTGGCGGAGGATTTCTTCGACACGTCGAACGATCCGCAGGTGATGCGTGCTGACTTCCTGAACCAGATCACGCACGCGTCGGACTCGTATGTCTCTCAGCCTGATATGCGGGCGATCGTCGACACGGAGAAGGTCGTCGGGCGTACTGAGCCAGTGACGCTCGGTTTCGATGGTTCTGAGGGTCGCAAGCAGGGTATTGCTGATGCGACTGTCCTTGTCGGGTATTCGGTTGAGCAGAAGCACTTGTTTGAGATTGGGTGCTGGGAACAGCCGAAGAACTGGGACATTGAGTCGAAGGGGCCGTGGCAACCGCCCGCCCTTGAGGTTGATGCTGCGGTTGATAAGGCGTTCCAGGATCACAATGTGGTCGGTTTCTTCGCGGACCCGTCTGCGGGGTGGGCGTCGAACGTGGCGGCGTGGGAAGCGAAGTACCACCGCCGCCTGAAGGCGAAGATCACGTCCGAGCAGCCGATCCGGTACAGGCAGAAGGATCTCACGCGTACGTGCGAGGGGTTCGAGGCGCTGCGGCAGGCGATCGTGCAGAACGACGTGACGATTGACGGTTCCCCGTCGATGCTCGCGCACTTCCTCAACGGTCGGCGTGACCCGCGGCGTGCGGGATTCATCGTGAAGAAGCCTGACGACGATCAGGACTACGCGAAGGTCGACCTCGTTTGGGGGTCGATGTTCGCGTTCATCGCTGGTCTTGAAGCTATTGGCAAGGGTGTGCTGCTCAGTCGAAGGACTACGGCGCGACGAATCTACTAGGGGGGTGTTGATGCCTGTTACGGCTGATGAATGGCTCCCGATTCTCACTAAGCGGCTCGACGACCGTGCACCGCGTGTGCGAGGTCTTCGGGCATACGTCAATGGGAATGCTCCCTTGCCTGAGATGGGTAAGAACACGCGTGAGGCGTGGCAGAGGTTCCAGAAGAAGGCTCGCACCAACTGGGGTGAGCTCGTAGTGGAAGCCCTCGCTGAGCGGTGCGTGTTCTCGGGCGTCACTGTTGGTGACGAACTGAACGAGGACGCCGCCGCACGGGAGATCGTGCGCCGGAACCGGCTGGTCCTTCAGATCGGCGATCTTGCGCGGGAGATGTTCACAACCTCGATCGGCTACATGATCGTCGGCCGGGATGGTCTCGGTAAGGCGGTCATCACTGCGGAGTCGCCGGACTACGTGTACGCGGCGGTTGACCCGCTCGTTCCGTGGCAGGCGCGCGCAGCGGTGAAGGTGTGGCGCGACGTCGACCAGGGCTGGGATTTCGCTTACGTGTGGGTGCCCGGTAATCGCGCGAAGTATGCGCGTCCGATTGCCGATTCTGACGGTCGTCCGATGACTCAGACGTCCGGTGGGTGGAAGAAGCTCACCGAGGAGGCGTATACGGGCAGCGTGCCGGTGTACGTGTTCGAGAACCACGGCGGCACGGGCGAGTTCGAGACTCACACGGATCTCCTGGACCGGATCAACACGGGCCTCTTGCAGCGGCTTGTGACGGTCGCGATGCAGGCGTTCAAGCAGCGGTGGGTGAAGGGTGGTCTCCCGCAGCAGGACGCTAACGGCAACGACGTCGACTACGCGAAGATGTTCGAGCCGGCGCCTGGCGCGATGTGGGATCTGCCCGAGGGAATCGACATTGGGGAGTCGCAGGACGCGGCACAGGGCATCCTCGCGATGCTGGCGGCATCCAAGGACGACATCCGCGACTTCGCTGCGGCGACCCGGACCCCCATCAGCACTCTTCTACCGGATGCATCGAATCAGTCGGCTGAGGGTGCCGCGTTTGCACGTGAGGGCCTGGTGTTCAAGGCCAGGGACCGCATCGAGCGGTTGAAGGTTGGGCTCAACGAGGTCATCGCTGCCGCTCTGCGTGTAGAGACTCCCGGGTTCGACGACACCGTTGAGACTTCGTTCGCGCCCGCAGAGAACGTGTCTCAGACGGAGAAGACGGCCGCTGCTGTATCTGCGAAGGCCGCTGATGTTCCCTGGCGCACGCGCATGACGGAGATCATGGGCTATTCCGCGGACACGGTGGACCGGATGGAGCTCGAGCTCGCGCAGGAAGCGTTGATCGGGGGCCTGAATGGATCGGCGGACAGCAACGCAGGTGGTAGCGGCGCAGCGCTCGTACGACCGGCTGACGGCGGAGGCCAGAACCCGGACGCTAACCCAGCTCAGGCAGGCGTGGCTTAGCCTCGGCCAGTACCGTGATGCGGATATCGAGAAGTGGCTAAACCGTGCGGTCCCGCTGGTTATGGCGGGCGAGTGGACTATCGCTCAATTGACTGCGGCGTATCTCGCAAGGGTGGTCGGTCTCGCGAACGGCGAACGGATCACCGCAGAGCCGGTGAAGCGCGCCGACGTGACGGGTGAAGGTCTCCGCGGCGTTGATCCACTCGAGGTGTATCGCCGGCCAGCCGTGACGCTGTACTCGTCGCTCGCGGCTGGGTTGTCGTTCCGTGAGTCGGTGAACCGTGGCCTCACGAGGGCATTGGACATCGCGCAGATCGACATGCAGTTGGCCCGCACTCACACGGTTGCCGCTTCGTCACGGGTCTCAAGCTACCGGCGCACCCTGTCAGGTCTTGAGAACTGCGAGCTGTGCTCGATCGCATCAACGCACCGGTACTACCGCGGTGACCTGATGCCCATTCATGGTCGTTGTGACTGCGGAATCATGCCGGTCTTCGCGAACGATCCACGCACTGAACCGCTTGACGGGATTGAGGTTCGCCAGCACGGCGAACTCGGTCCCGTCCTCACCGTCACAGGGTCTGAATTCACCGGCCCGGACGACCTCTGAACCTCCCACATCCGTGGGACAGCCTCACCGCAACGGTGGGGCTATTTCTATACCCGAAACGGGGATCTGCAATGCCTGAAGACATCGAAACTGTCGTGGATGAGGCACCGGCCGAAACGGTCGAAACGCCTACCGAGACAGACGCGCCCGACCTCGCTGCTGAAGCGGAGAAGTGGAAGGCGCTCGCACGGAAGAACGAACAGCGGGCCAAAGAGAACGCGGAAAAAGCGAAACGCTTTGACGAGTTCGAGGAAGCCCAGAAGACCGAGCAGCAGAAGCTGACTGAGCGCGCCGAGCGTGCTGAACAGGCTCTCCTCGCTGCCGAGTCCGCTCGTCTCCGCGCATCTATCGCAGCGAAGCACGGCGTTCCCGAGGCGCTTCTTTCCGGTTCCACGGAGGAAGACCTTGAAGCCGCCGCTGAAGCTCTCGTCGCGTTCAAGGGAACCCAGCCCACGACACCGTCTTCGGACGGTCAGGGGCGACAGGGCGACCCGATCGACGGTCAGGCGAAGCAGATCACGTCAATCGACGAACTCAAGAAACTCTCACCCGAAGAAGTCAACAAGGCCCGCCGTGATGGCCGGCTTGACGGGCTTCTCGGCAAATCCTGAAAGGCGTAGCTACTCATGGCTATTTCCAACTTCCTTGAGACGGTTTGGGCCTCGGCACTGCTCGAGCCCTTCAAGTCGTCTCAGATCCTCATCCCCGCGGTGAACCACCAGTACGAGGGCGACCTCGTCTCGGGCAACACGGTCAAGATCACTGCGATCACGACCCCGTCGATTCAGAACTACGCGACCTCGCGCACTCTGACGATCGACGCCCTGTCGGACACCACGCAGTCGCTCGTCATCAACAAGGAAGACGCGATCTCGTTCAAGGTCGACGACGTTGACCGGGTGCAGTCGGCTGGTTCGTTCGAGCCTGTCACCCGTGACGCGGCGAAGGCTC